AGAGTGGATGAAGGTGCGAGAAATCGCAGAAAAGATTTAATGATTTCTTGACACCCGTTATTTTGGGTGTATATTAACTAAACGTAAGCCATTCATCACAGGACAGTGAATGGTAATAACTGAATGTCCTAAAATTTCTAGAAAGGTTTTATTATGCGTACTATTACTAAGCAAAACAAGGTGATTAACTATCTGAGCAAGCGTGGCCGTACTCTGACTGCTGCTGAGGCTCGTGCTCGTTTCGGCGTGCAGAACCTCCGTGCAACCATCAGTGACATCCGCGAGGTTGTTGAAGAGTTTGGTAACTGGAGTGTTGAGACTCGTATGAGTCCAACTGGCCGTACCCAATACTTCATGAAGGACACTCATCCAGGTCGTCGTGTATTCAAGTTCCGTGCAGACGGTACTCGTTACAAGACTCGCTGAGTTACATTTTGATTGAGTTGTTCAATGAAAATCTGTCTTTTTAAGAAGGACAGATTTTTTTATAAATAATTTTGTGATTGTGTTTGCATTTCTTAATATAGGAGATATAATATGGATACTATGGAAAATACTCAAACTCTAATTATGCGTATGAAGACAGGTGAAGACGTTCTTTGCCGTGCTACTAAGACTACTAATGGTTGGCACATCAAGGACCCAATGGCTCTTGTACCAACTCCAGATGGTCGTCTAGCCTTTGTTGGTTGGATGCCTTTTGCCGAGACAGAAAACGGCGTAGAAATTCCTGCAGACTTTGTTTATTTTACTCTGAAGGCAATGAAGGAAATTGAAACGCAATATATGTCTTTCAAGTCGGGTATCACGACTCCTGGCCCAAAGAAGATTGTTGCGCCCGAAGGTCTTAAGCTAGTCGGGGCTGAATAATAATCAGCATACACCCGTAGCTCAGTTGGATTAGAGCGTGGCACTTCTAATGCTAAGGTCGCTGGTTCGAACCCAGCCGGGTGTGTTTTTACAGAAAGGATTGTATGGAATACTGGTTTATTTACTTTACATGTTTTTTGTGCTGCGTTCAATTATTTCTGCTAGGCATGCAATTTGGAATTAATATTACTCAATCAAAGGAGTGTTCAAATGAACCAACCAAAGTACGTTCCCGGTCAAGCGTATCGAAGCGGGTATGATTCTCGAATGGAAGGCAGAGAGATGCCTTCAACTAGTGAAATTGGTGTGTATTGGGATGAGTTTCGTGCAGGTTGGTTTGATGCCAACCGTACCATTCTAGAAAACGTTCGTCGTGATTACGAAAATTCTCGTAACAAGATTAACGAAAATTCTAATTCTCGTGATTTTATACAGGACTAAACATGAACAAGAATACAAAGTTTATTGCAACTGGAGTAAATCGATGTGAAGATGTTCGTAAACCATCTATTACAGTTTATCCAGATCCTTTAAACGCTGGCAAATATATTGCTTGCTTTGAGGCTACTGATTGTGATGAGATGATTAACGGATATTCGTATGATGAACTTCTTTCTATTCGGAATGCCATTAGTGAAGCATTAACCGATATGGATGTGAAGGAAACTGTTTCCGAGTATAATCGTCACAATCCAAAATACACTTCATTTGAATAATAGCGTTTCTCGAATAGCTCAGTTGGTAGAGCAGCGAGCTGTTAACTCGCGGGTCACTGGTTCGAGCCCAGTTTCGAGAGTTTAAAGGATAAATCATGATTAATAGAGTTGATATTGTTTACGGTTTAGCGTGGGGTGATGAAGGCAAAGGAAAAATTTCTAATGCTTTGGCTAAACAGTACGATTACGTGTGTCGTTGGAATGGTGGACCAAATGCAGGGCATACTGTTTATGTAAAAGGTAAAAAGTATAAAACTCATTTGATTCCTTCTGGTATCTTTGCAGGTAAGAAGTGTGTAATTGGCCCTGGCTGTGTTATAAATATTGAAAAGTTCTTTGAAGAAATTCGTGGACTACGAGCAGCAGGTTTTGATACCAGTCTTGTAAAGATATCACCCAATGCACACATCATTACTGAAAATCATATTGCGTACGATAAGCAGCATCTTGCACACTTGGGAACAACTTCTCAAGGTATCGCTCCATGTTACTCCGACAAGATGCTCAGACGAGGCAGACGAGCGATTGAGGTGATGGAGACCGAGTGGATGTGGGATGGCAAACTGAACGGAAACGTTTTATGTGAAGGAGCTCAAAGTGTATGGCTTGATGTTGATCATGGTGATTATCCATACGTTACTAGTAGCACTACGATGCCGTATGGTGCGTGCTCTCTGGGATTCTCCCCAAGAAAAATAGGAACTTTATACGGAGTAGCCAAAATCTACGACACCAAGAGTGGTGTTGATCCATTATTTCCAGAAACTCTTTGGGATGATCCCGTTCTTGATAAAATTATTCAAGAGGGCGGTGAGTTTGGAACAACTACAGGAAGAAAGCGTCTAGTCAACTGGTTGAACTTAGACAAACTAATTCAGTCTATTCGTATTTCTGGTTGTGGTGTTCTAATCATTAATAAGTGTGATGTGTTAGAAACTGTTGGAGTTTTTAAGTTAATTCACAATAATGAAGTAATGGAATTCCAATCAATGGAAGAAATGAAAAATTATATTTACCATATCATTATTATGTTTAGTGATGACGTGGAAGTAAATGATGTAGTATTTTCTGGCAATAAGGAAACTGTAGGTATTTAATTGTGTTGAATATAAATATACCACATTTTTATTGTTATATGAGAAAAGAACAAATGTACCAACATAAAGATCATGTTGGTGAATTTGTTAAAGTTACTGTTTTTGGTGCTCAATCAAACTCTGATACTGCTTTATTGTTTACTGTATTAACTGATGATGGTTTAGTTAGAAGCAGAATACCAATACACATGTTGTGTCATAAAGAATCTGCTCCGAGTATTCCACTAGATCATCTACAACTGTGGGATTGTTTTTCTGTTAATTGTACAAATATTGTGTATGATTATTTAAAAAATTCCAGAGCAAAAGTAATATTAAAAAATGGTTCTGAACATTGGGGAAATTATACCATGACATTTGATTGGTATGATAATCCATATAGTGACGAACCAACACAATATAAATGTTTACATATGATTAAATTAGATAATGGTTGTTATACTTTACAACCAAATAATAGAATTTATTGGAAACATATGTCTTTTGTTACTAAACCATTTCCAACCAAACCAGATTTTAAAGTAGATAATAAAATATTTCGTTGTGAAGGATCTAGTGATAGATGGATTATAGACGGAGACGACGATAATTATTATTATAATTTAAAGGAACAATAAATGGGCGGCAAGCACGCAGCAGGAAAAGGTGATCAATATCGACCAGTGAATTGGGAACAGTATTACAAAAACTGGGACGATATCTTTAAGAAAAAGAAGAAAAAGCCTGCTAAAAAAATTGACTCTAAGCAGAAATGATGTATATTAGATATTATGACCAACACTCTTATTGATGAGTATTTGGAGCAGGCTTTTCCTCTGTGTATGGAATTGCCTCGCCAAAAGAAGCATCTTTCTTTTATTCTTCATAAGAATCGAATTGTAGCAACAGGTCGTAACTTTTTTAAGACACATCCAAAGGCCAAGGTTATTGGATATGCGTTTGATGAAATGCATTCTGAACTGGACGCTTATCGCAAGGTTCCTCGTAATCTTCGTGATAAGAAGCTAACGCTGCTTAATGTTCGTTTTAATCGATTTGGTGCACTTCGTATTGCAAGGCCGTGTGAACTCTGTCTTCCATGGTGTCAAGAAATCTTTCATGAAATTCATTACACTACAGATCAAGGAATTATTACGCTATGAGACAACCTAAACCTAGTGATCTACAGGCGTTAGATGTGCTACAAGCAGAACTAGATCAGATGAGCACACAACTAACAGTGATTCGTGGCCGTATGGTACAACTACGAAATCAGATTAGACAGTACATTACACAAGAACAGGAGCCAATCAATGTTTCGACTACACATGGACTTTCCACTGACAACACCTGAATCAGATTCGATGAATGCTTGCAATAAGTTTATTGCCTTTTTTCATGCTCATAAGGAAGAATTGATTGGTATGGGTATTACTGATATCAATTATCGTCTAGGAAACGATCAAGAC